CGATTTACCATCGCCACCAGCGCCGTAAATCAGCACCACAGATGGGTTAGGAAGTAGGTCTGGAATCAAGTAAGTCCGCTTGAAGTCTTTGTCAAACAGCTCAGCAACGGTCATGGTCTCAGCCTGTGACTCGTACTGGATCTGATCGACATACATTTTCTCCAGTTCAAAAGCATCGCGCATTTTTGCCTTGTAGGCAATTTTGTGCAGCTCATACTTTTGTTCAGCTGGATTTTCAAGCTCCAAAGCTTTTTTAGTTGCCGCTATTAAATCGGTAAAACCAGGCATTCTATCTGGATCAGCATCTGCCTCAAGTTGCATAACAACCTTTCGCAGATCTTCAGGAAGCCACAACCGACCAGGCATCTGTTGGTCCGCCATCCAGAACATTGACCCCAAAGTCACAGGTCCTTTCTTGAACGATTTCCAAACCTCTTCACAAGGATTGGAACCTTTCCACTCGTTAGCAAACTCAGGATCCTCAGAAGACCAAGCCGACCACAACGTGAGGCCAAGATCAGTAGGCAGCTCGCTGTGGATCGCCATGCCCACCTTCACCCAGTGGTCCCGGCTACCAGCACCCTGCCCTGGGATGACCTTCAAGGCCGACTGAATAATCTCAGCAACTTCACCAGGGTCCCGATCCGAGAAATCAAGGGCCTTACGGTTTTTGATAAAGCCTGCATCAGCCAGTTCCTTACCAGCGGCCTCTTTCATCTCGGCAATCAACCAACCAGGAGCCTCTGGAATGGAGTCCAGATCGCCTAGAAAGCCATATTCCCCTTCCAGGCCCTTCCCATCGGTAGAACCGGGATAGGCCCCGTACAGGAGCCCCTGGCGGCCCCACAACACCTCATAGCCAGCTCCGGTATCGGACAGACCAAAACCCTTCACATGGGTCCACCAGTAATCCGGTACCAAAAAGAGGTACTTGGCGGCATTCGGCTTAGTGCTCTTCACAACAGGAGCACCGTCCAAGCTGTTGCCCCATTTTTTGAGCAGCTTGGCCAGGTTTTTATCCACATCAAGGATTACAAGTCCCTTACTGCGAGGCCCGGTAAACACCCCAACAGCCTGAAAGACAAAAGGCTTCCGCTCGATCTGAAGCGCCACATCCCCTGGCGTCATCACAACATGATGACTTCTCTCCAATGGCGTTTTGCCCTTAGAGATTTTTCCCGACTGGAGCGCACAGTCCTTGGCGTAAATGGGGGCATACGCAAACCCTTCAGGCAGCTGACGAACAAACGCCAGCAACTCTTGCGACTTCTGAGACACAGTGTTAGACTCCTACAGAACATGGTGAACAACACCCCAGAGACCAATGGTCCTGGGGTGTTTTTGTATGGTAGCCAAGGCGGCAACCTCGTGCTAGTGTGACACAACCGGCAGGACAAAACCTGCTGGAGCAACCACAACACCCAATCATGGCCTTTCTTTCCAAGACTGCAACAGCTGCCATCACCACCTCGTCAAGCGGTGGCGGCTACCTGAACCTGAGCAAACTGCCCGACAAAGGATCCGTCCGCGTCACCATCCTCAGCGACCAACCCCTGGAGTACTACGAAGTGTGGGGCACCAGCGGCACCCAGTCCAAGCCCTTCCGCTTTGACTACCAGCCCACCCCCGAGGATGTGACGGCTGAGATGGGCGACTTTGAAGCCCGCGAAGGCCGTGGCGGCCCTGGCACCCAGGACATCAAGTTTGCTATTAGCTGCCCCGTCTTCAACTACGAGACAGGCAACGTCCAGGTCTGGCCCGTCACCCAAAAGACGATCATGAAGGAGCTGGACGACATCTCCCAAATGGAGGACTACGACAAGGATCTCACCAGCATTGACCTGATCATCTCCAAGAACATTCAGGCCAACGGGATCCCCCAGTACACCGTCCGCCCTGTGCCCAAGAAAAAGGGCAGTCAAGAGCACATCACCGCAGCCTGGCTCGAAGCTCAAGAGGCTGGCTTTGCACTGGATCGCCTACTTACCGGCGGCAACCCATTCAAGGCTGCCTAGTTACCTGGCTCTAGTCCCCGATAGGTAAGCCCAGCGTTAAAAGCCCCTTGCATAGTGCAGGGGGCTTTTTTCGTGGTATTCTTTAATGGGGAAATAGTATTAAAATGCCTTCAGCACAAGACAGCCTAGCAACTTTAAGGCGCTGGAACCTTGTGCAGGACAACAGCGGCCCCCACCGAACGTACTATCTGGCTGGAGCACCCGATAAAAAGTTCGCTAGTGTTACACACATCCTGAAAGAGACAAGCGATCAAACCGGGCTGGTGCAATGGGAGAAGCGGCTGGGGCCAGAGGAGGCCAACAATCAGCGGCAGACTGCAGCAACCCGAGGCAACATGGCCCATTCCAATGCTGAATACTTGCTTAAGACCGCCTCTGCACTGGCACGTCGGGCAGTCAACAAGCGCACCATCAAGTTTGACGACCGAGGGCTGGCGCGTATCCCACCCCCCATCACCAAATGGGCCCTCGAAAAGGTACACAAATCTTTACCTCCCGTAGGGTGGAGCGCTGCAGGCTACGCCAGAGGGCTAACGCAGTGGATCGTTGAGAACGTCACCCAGGTACATGCCAGCGAGTTCAGCATTCACCATCCGGCTGGATTCGCCGGGACCTGCGACGGCCTGGTGGACATCAAGGGCAAGCTGTATGTAGCGGACTGGAAGACAACAGCCCGAGACAAGCACCTAGACGAAAACCACCAATACGTGCATCAGCTTGGTGCATATAGCCTCGGTCTGCAGCACCTCACAGGACTTAGACCCCAGGGCGGCATCGTCGTCCTAGCCAGACGGTGTGGAGCCCCCCAGACTTATGAGCTCGGACTCGATGAACTCATTCATGCCGAGAATGCTTACCTGGAACGTGCAAAGCTTTACTACGAGAAGCTCAATCAACCCGTATAGTGTGCTTACCCACAGTTTGTGACTGGTGCCATGAGTTTGTTTGCGTCTAGCCCGGAAGAACAGTCCGTCAAGAAAACGACGGTAGCCAATGACCCCGAAAAGCGTTATTGCAAAGGGCGGCCAATCAACCAGGCCCAAATGGATGAGCGCGTTAATGCAGCCTATATGTTGATGCTTGGGGGTGGATCTCGTCGTGAGAATGCCCAGGTACTAGCTACTCGGTATGGAGTATCTCACCGTCAAGGCGAGAATTACATTCAACAGGCCAATCAACTCATGAAGACCGACTTCGTGGGGCAGAAAGAGGAGCTACTAAATCAAGTTAACAATATGCGGATGCACACTGTAAAGAAAGCCCTGAAGCGGGGTAACTTTCAGGTGGTGGCACACCTGCTGGATAGCCTGGCCAAGGGTGCTGGAGAAGGATCGGTGGAGGTCAACGCAGCCCAAGCGCCAACGTTGAATATCACGATTGACTCCAAGCGCAACGATGCAGCCCTGGAGCCGTCAGAGGCCATTCAAACGCCTGAGCTGGAGCCATCCGACCTAGAACCCATTCAAAGTGCTACAGTAGAAGTCGACTAAATTCCATTCAAACGTGCTGGAACTATTAACTGCCACCTTGCTGGCATCGCAGAATCCCATTCAAAGGGTTGGTACTTGCCCGCTTGGGTGGTACAGCTCGGGTGGATACTGCGTGCCTACTAGCCAGCAGAGCAAACCGGCCATTCAAAAGTACGATTCATGCCCCGTCGGTTGGTACTCGACCGGAAGCTATTGCGCCAAAACCCATTCATAGTGCTCAGACCTAAAGGTCTTCGCACGAAAAGCCATTTATGCCGCTAAAACCCATTCATAGGCCCGCCCAGTTTGCTCTGGGGTTTAGTGAACTGGAATGGCAAGGCTATAAAGCAGCCTGCAGCAGAGTGCAGCAGGAGCCAAAGGGGATGCAAGATGCAGCATTGAGCAGCACTGATCCAGAATGCAGCAAAAAGGGGCCCAATGCCGAAGCACTGGACCCATAGGGTGGGGCAGTCAGACTGGCTAGCGCTTCCTAGCTACTCCGGCATCCCTGCGCTGGGGCTTGGGTGAGAGGTGCGCCGTTTTTGAGTTTTCCACAGTTTCAGCCTGGGGAAAACCACCAGCCTTTAGAACCGCTTCAGCCGTCAGGGTCTGATGCGAGACGCTAGCCCGATCCAAAACAGCCTGGAACGCTTCCGCCTTCCTTAGTTGGGATTGTTTGGCCACAAGCTCGGGCAGTGTTTCCAGATTCCAGCGATTAGCGCCGATTTTGGAAGCCTCCTGCCTATTCTCGCTAAGCCATGCCAGCACCGAGTCCCCGCAAATGTGGTTTTGGGCGAGCCAGTAGCTATCGGCCCATGCGATCTGGAGCTGCCGTTTCTGTGCTCTGATCAGATCACGGGCATCGGATGCCAGCTGCTTTCGCTCCCGTTGCGTAGTCCACTCTCCCCCACTCATTGGGTCACCTCTGCTAGCGAGACCATTAGAACCGGGCGGCCTGTTGCTGTTGCCATGCCGCAATCGGTGACATGGAGCAACCCCTTACGTTCCAGGGAGCGGGCAACCTTGACGGTCTGAGAATCGGGCGAGATGGTATGGCGCCCAGGATGGGCTTGGCAGAATCGCAGCATTTGCCGCTGATGGTGTCCTAGTCGCATGGCCGGATAGGGCGAGAATGCCTGGCTAACGTATCACAGCACTGGCAAGGGTCAACCAAACGAGCCGGTTTGTAAAGTATCACAACGATGGGAGGGTAGGGCAGGGTGGTGCGCCTACCATTGGCAAGCTCACCCAAACCAAGGGAACCAATGACCTTCATTCCAGACCAACCCTACGAATTCGCCGATCTTCCCTCTGCAGATATCAGGGAAGATTTCGCAGACCTTTGTTTTACCCACAACCAAGACCCCCAAGAGCTGCTAGATAAACTGGCTGGTTACCTCTCAGCTTCCATGCTGGGGGAGTTTATGGATGATCTAGCCATGGGGCGAATCTGACCTAGTTTCGCCCTCCTTCGCTTCACCAGGCGACTTGACCTCTCGCAATAGGCCCGCACTGTTGAGAACGGGCCTCTCCCATCCTGTCAATCCTTCCAAACCGTATCCCATCCGAAGCTATGACCTCCTCCCGCGTAACCTGGCTCAGCATTGGAGCCACCCTTACCCTTAGCCTATGGGCTGGCTGGATGCTGGCTGCTGAGACCCGCGACCACTTGACCCGTTGCAAGCTGGGCCCAGAGCCTGCGGCTTGTGAGCTGCGACTACTGGGGCGCTAGGGATTGTTACAGTATGTGAAGAAGTGGGCAGTCTGCCTGGCACGGCCTGCCCTAGGGACTAAGATGTAACAGTAAGGCAGCAGCGAAAGCCTTACCTATTAAATTGCATCGAAACCAATGGTTACTCTCCATGCGCTACATGTTCTAGAAAATCTAATCTCCACCGCAACTAAACTGTATGCTATCGGCGGGGAGATTTTCACAGCAACTGCGATCCTTTGGGCATTGAATCTACTGGCTAATCTAGTCCGCAAGGTATACCAAGCCGGACGCGCAGTAGGTTACATCTATTATCGGTTCATTAAGCCGGTGCTCGCTGTGATTAACTGGCGAGAGGTTGGCGTTACTGTTGGCCACGGATTGCTGGCTACAGTGTTGCTAACCTACCAGGCTGGCCTACTCACTGGCCGCACAATCTACAGTGTGAGCAACTGGCTGGGTCAACACTGGCCCACCAGACCTAACACTAAGCTAGAGACAATAACTCAGGTTGTTATAACAACTAACGCCATTGTTGAGAGCTGCCTTACGCTTAGCGCTGTGCAACTGTTGCGAGCTGATGGTATGTCGCAACGGCAGATTGCAGCAACGCTAGGCATCACTAGGTATCAAGTAAGGAAAGAATTAGCTATCAAGTAGTGCCTAGTAAGCTATAGCGTGATCGGCCTACAGTGCCCGCGCTATTGTATACTTACTAGGCCGTAGCAGTAAGGTATACTTAAGGGGGTAGGGTCCAAGCGCGGAAGGGCGGTGTCAGCCTCCAGGGAACCTACTGATATATTCACAAATCTCACTACTGTTACACACCTCCTAGGGTACGGGGGGTAGGGGTCGAGTTTGTGTACTACAGTGCAGGCCAGCCCCAAAAATAAATGAGCACTGGTACTGATTTAACCCTCCGCCACGCGCAAGGTGAGGTGTTTTCGAGCCGTAAACGCTTCCGGGTGCTGGTTGCAGGCCGCCGATTCGGCAAAAGTTACCTGGCGTGTATCGAATTGTTACGCGCCGCCATCGAACGCCCTGGCGAAACCTTCTTTTACGCGGCCCCAACGTACCGAATGGCCAAGGACATCGCCTGGAAGGTGATGAAAAAGCTCGTCCCCAAAGCCTGGGTCAAGAGCAAAAACGAAACCGACCTAAAAATTGAGCTGGTGAACGGCAGCACCATCGAATTGAAGGGCACCGAGAACGCCATGGCCCTCCGAGGCCGCAGTTTGGCTGGCGTGGTGCTGGACGAGGCCGCGTTCATGGACCGCGAGGTGTGGTTCGAGGTGATCCGCCCCGCATTAGCCGACAAACAGGGCTGGGCCCTCTTCATTTCCACCCCGGATGGCACGGCCAGCTGGTTTTATGACATGTGGTGCTATTGCGAGGAGGGCGATAAGGACTGGGCGCGGTGGCAATTCACCACAATTGACGGCGATAACGTTCCCGCCGCCGAAATCGAGGCCGCCCGAGGCCAACTGGATCCTCGCACCTTCCGCCAGGAGTTCGAGGCCAGCTTCGAGAATCTCAGCGGTCTCGTTGCCGTCTCATTCTCGGACGCCAACATCGACGGCGTGGTGCAAGACCTACCCGTCCTCCCACTATTGCTGGGGGTGGACTTCAACGTGGACCCAATGTCTGGCGTCTGCGCCGTCAAAAAAGGCAACGACCTCTGGGTATTCGACGAAATCGTGATGACTGGTGGAGCCACCACCTGGGATTTCTGCGAAGAAGTGCAGCGCCGCTATGGCGTGGATCGCCGCATCATCGCTTGCCCCGACCCCACGGGTGGAGCCCGAAAAACCAGTGGCATCGGCGTCACCGACCACACGATCCTGAAACGCTCGGGCTTCAAAGTATCCAGCCCCAGGGCCCCCTGGAAAATCCGCGACAAGATCACCTGCGTCAACACCGCCCTGCTGGATGCCTCTGGAACCCGCCGCTTATTTATCCACCCCCGCTGCAAAGAACTCATTAAGTCTTTACGCACATTGACTTACGCTTCTGGCACCGGCCTACCCAACAAAAATCTAGGCGTCGACCACAGTTTCGACGCATTGGGCTACTTGTGCCTCCAAGTATTCAACCTTGCCAAGCCAGAAACAATGGGCCAAACCGGCTATCGTGTGTACTAAGAAGCTGGTACTGCCATGCCTGGACATTACGGAGACATGAAGCCTGCTAAGGGCGGCAAAGCCAAGCCCGCCATGGGCAAAGGCACCAAGAAAAAGGGGGGTAAGAAGAAGTAATGGCTAAACGCGGCTTGTATAGCAACATCGCAGCCAAACGCAAGCGCATCGCCGCCGGTTCCGGCGAATCCATGCGCAAGCCTGGCACAAAGGGTGCCCCAACAGCTGGCGCCTTCAAAGCCGCCGCCAAAACCGCTAAAAAACGCAAGAAATAACCATGGCCGCCGTC